ATGGCCTGGATCACGAGCATGATGGCGTGCATCTTGGCGCTGTTTTCTTGCGCGCGCTTTTGGCGCAGCTTCTCAGCGGGGTCCGGCGCTAGTATTCGAGGCTCTTCACGTTCGGGCCGCGGGGTCATGGCCGCGCGCTCCTGGGCGACCAATTCGGGCAGAGATACTTCCACATCAGGGATTTCACCTGTTGCCGCGAAGCGGTGAACCAGCGCGCGAGCGCTGGCGTGGGAAACCGTTTCACCATTTGAGGCGCGGCGGATCGCCTCTTCGCGGACGGGCTCCGGCGTCGATGGCGCCGCGATGAGGTAGAGCGCGGATACGTCGATTTCGATATTAGACAAATTGTCTAATGTGAACCGCTCCGAGACGTGCATAAACCGTTCTGCGCTCTTGTAAGTCCACGCGAACTCGCGCTCAATCCATTCAAGAAACTTTCCGTGGCCGAGCCGCGCCTTCACTTCGCTGAGATACTCCCCGATCTTCACAATGCTCGCCGCAGTCATCCGCGCAAGGTTGTGGATGCGCTCTGCTCGTTCGACAACGAACGCGCGGGTGTCTGCATCGAGGGCTGCGTAATCGAAACGAAGCTGCATGACCGTCACAGTTCCTCCTCGGGCTCTTTGACGAGCGGCGAATCCAGCAGAAAGCGGCGCCCGCCGGGCTTGGGTTTCGTGTGGAGCCCCATCAAAGTCTCGCGGGTGTCCTTCGGCTTTTCGTGGAGCAGCCCCAGAGCGATCGACTGCCAGTCGGTTTTCGAGCCGTCCTTGGTGCGGCGCCAGGTGATCTTTCCTTGCGGAAATTCGAGGCCCTCGCGCTCCCCGATCATGCGCTTGATTTCGGCTTCCATCTCCGAGCGCATGGTCATGAGCTTGGTCTGGTCCGCGCGGACGGTGATGTACGCCAGGATGTAATCGAGCTGAACCGGAGTCGGCTTCGCCATGTCCGGGCGCTTGTGGTGGGGGAACTTGCGGGCAAGATAGGCGTGCGTGGCTTTGGAGCCGGTGAGTGGCGGCTCGTCGTCGCCCACCAGATACCGCTCCCACCAGTCGCGCGCGTAGGAGAGCATCTGTTTTTCGGCCTGGACGTTGCGGTCGACGCGGTAGACGCGGAGCTCGTTGCCGGCAATCAGCACGGCCACGTCCCAGAAATCCCGGTCCGTCGCGCTCATGTACCACATGGCTTGCAGGTAGACTGAGGCCGGAATCTCGGAAACCGACTCGCCCCACTTGTAAGCCTGGTCGAGGGAGACGTTCTTGCAGTCGAGCCCGCCGCGCTCCGCGACATGCAGAGCATCCGGCGTGTAGACCTGGAACGCGCGCTCCGGGTGATGGATTGTCTGGTCGATCCATTCGACCTGGCAACCGGTCTGATGCGTGTAGATTTTTGCGATTCCCTGCTCGAGCGCCTTCCCGATGACCATGCGGATCGAGGGCTCGGGCTCATAATCGCGGCCGAACTTTTTTTCCACCCAGACGGAATGAGCGTCTTTAAAGGCGTCGCCCACGCCGAGGATGGGACCAATATCCGATCCGCCGAGCGCTAGGGAGGTTTTTTCACTATCGCGCATGGTCTGGGTCCTTTTAGGCCGCGGCGCTGCGGTGTTTTGCTTTCGAAGCGGGCTTGGGGGGCCGCAAGGTGCGGATAATCAGCCGGGTAATGTATTCGGCCGGCTTTATCCGGAAGCCGTCGATTTCCTCCTGGCGGGAGAGTTCCGCTTCGACTAAGCGAAGCGCCTCCGGTGGAATATATAACGTCTTTTTCACCTTCTTTACCTGAGCACGAGCGTTCATGGGCACACTTCTCCTGTAGGAACAAATGCGGATAATTGAGCCTTCGAGCTATCCCGGCGCTCGATGTTTCGGAGCATCGAACCCGGTCGTGAATAGATTTAACCCCAAACGTCATAAGCTGTCAAGTTCTTTTTTTTTCAGGCACTTGCGGCAATTTGTGGCGCTTTGGAGTCTATCAGCGGCGCTGTGACGGCAATGTGCGGCACTTTGCCGCAAACAGCCGCGCATTCGAGACACGGACATGTATACGAGACCCCCTGAAAATGGAATGAGCTATGCCCCCCGAGACGCTTCGGCATGAAGCGGCATCCAGGGCACAGGAGTGCGCGCACATGCTGGCGCGACCGCCGCAAGTGAGCCACCCCCCTCCGGAATCACCGTATGCGCCATTTGGCGCATACGGTAATTACCTTACGCGGATGCAAAACGTTACAGATACGTTCCGAAAAAGAAATTAAATCTTCAGTTCCTGGGGGGCGTCGATTCTCTGCGTAAAGTGTTTCACATGAGCTTGTTCACGGTGGCTTCGACCGACGATTGGAGCAGTTCATCGGTGATGTTTGCACCGGCCGTCTGGACATTCGCATCCATAACCACGTTGGGCTGAAGCGTCTGCGCCATCTGCTGCGGGTTCTGGGCGGCGTTGTTCGCCCATTTCAGGCGGGTGTTGTGGGCGACCGTAGTGGATGGCTCATCCAGAATCGAAGTCGAATACTTTAGGACGGCAACTTTGATGCGGCCCTGAAAGTCCATATCGGTCATCAAAGCGTTCTGTTCTTTGTAGGTCATTGTGTTTTTCTCCCTTTTGAAAACTCGTTAATACCATTCCGTCCACTTCGCAAGGTTGCCCAACTGCCCGCCGCTCAACTGCACCTGATAGTAGTTATTTGGCAGCACCCAGAAATAGACCGAGTAGGTGCCACCTTGAACTGAAGAATTTCCCTGCGTGGACACCACCGTTCCAGGCGTGGCGGCTCCGTCCGTATAGGCTGTGATGGAGCCGCCCTGCGGGAAGTTGTATGTGACCGCGACGAACATCGGCTTCCCGGTCGTGTTGTGGTACGGCGTGGCTAAGGCGCGAGAGGCGGTGACATCGTTCTGTGCTGAAACCCCGCCACTGACAACGCGCACTCCATTGACGTAGAAGCCGCCCGTGACATTCAGACCTCCGCTGGTATCCAGCGTCATGATCGGCGTGGAACTGGCCTGATCGGTGTAGAACTTGTAAACTCCGTTTGCCGTGGTGAACCGCATTTCGCCGCTTTGAATCCCGATGCCGTAGAGACTCGAGCCGGTGCCGTTGTCGTACAGTGCGAGCTTTATGTTCGCGAGATTCCCGCCAAAGGAGAGCGGCGCCTGTGGCGTCGCGGTGCCGATGCCCACATTGCCGGACATGAAATAAGTCCCTGCCGTGAAGAATGTCAGCGGCCATGTTGTCGACTGGTCGGAGCTGACGGGTTGCAGAATCGGGCCGTTCCCGGCCGCCAAGCCGAAGGACGCCTGATCGCCGCGAAAGTTGAGCAGCCCGTTCCCGCAATTCACGGTGAAGAGCCCGCCCATATTCGTAGTCCACACGCCCACGTATCCATTCGGGTTGATGAAGATGGATTGACTGACTGCAACCCCGGAGCCGCCAGTGGCGGTTGGAGCGGTGCCCAACCATAAGTTGCCGTTGCTGAACTGGATGAGTCCGCCCCCGCCAGTGTTGCGAACAACCCATTGACCGCCGTTGTAATACATGTTGTCCGTAATGCCGCTGCTCAAAAGCTGGTTGCACCACAGATTCAGCGAGCCGAACCTTGCGATGCTGTTCGATGCGATTGGATTCGGAAGATCGAGCAGCACTTGCGGAGACGGCGTTCCAATGCCAACGTACCCACTCGGTGAGAGAATTCGCATAGCTTCGCGCCGATTCGGGACGCTGTAGTCGTAGCAATAGAGTGCGAGATCCGCCGCGACGCTCCCGGCGCCAAAGACCGCGCTCACGCCGGGAGCGTATCTGTTATAGGGCGCGTTCGCAAATGGCGCATCGCCCAAATAGAGTGAAGCGCCGATGGGGTTACTGGAATTTGTCTGTCCCCCGCTGTAAGCGGCGATGTCGCCAGCGACGTGCAGCGCAGAAAGCGGATTCACATTCCGGACGCCCACATTGCGGGTGCCCTGCTGAATCGTGAGAGCCGGACCTGTAGCCAGATCATAACAATGGAAATCTTTCGAATTGTTTCCGGCGGCTACGTCTGTCCCGATGGCCCATAGATCCGCCGCCGAGTACGCGCCGTAAAAGTGGAGTTGGGTGTTGTTCCCCGCTCCGTTTCCGCGCAGCATTAAAGCGATGCTTGAGCCGGCGCCGGCTTTGACATCAAGCGCCGCTGACGGAGTTAAAGTTCCGATCCCCACGTTTCCGCCCAAAGGATTCAGGGAAAGGGACCAGGCCGTGGAATCGCTGTGCCGCGCTTGCAGGTAATACGGGAACGACCCCGCTGTAGGGGATTGACCAAAGGCAAGTTCCACATCCCCGCCCGTGCCGGAATTGAAAAGGACATCTGTCGGTGCGCCATAGGTGATCGACGCTTCCCGAGCGCCCGTCCCGAGCGCGAACAAACCGGACGGGCTTTGGGTGCTTTGCCCGATAGTGATGCTCTTCGCGTTTCGCAAGCTGAAGTTGCCGCCGTCGATGTTCGATGTCCAGGGTGTCTGATTCCCGCCCGTCGCGGGTGTTGCCCATTTGACGCCGAGCGCCTGAGTCGAGTCCGCCTGGAGCACCTGCCCGTCCGAGCCAACCCCGATGCGCGTGGTGCCGCCCGCTCCATGAACGATCAAATCGCCCTTGGTGGTGGTCGGGTCGGTCATTCCGCTGGTGCCGCCCGATGCGGCAATGGTGATGCTGTTGCCCGATGGCGTGAGCGTGATATTCGCGCCCGCCGCAAGAACCACAGCACCCACGAGAGAGTTGAGCGAGTTGACGATGGTGGGCGCTCCGGTGAGCTTGCCATAAGCAAGTGACGCCAGCCACGACGGGTTCGCATAGCTCTGCGTGACATCCACTGCGTTTGTGACCTGCGCCGCCGTGTAGTCGCCCCCCATTGCGACAACCGCGCCGGAGCGTCCGAATACGGTCGAGACGGGCGGCGCGGGAGCCCCGGTGATCTTCGCCCACGGGATAGAAGCGATCCAGGCTGGATTGGCATAGCTCTGCGTCTTGTCAACCGCGTTCGTGACCTCGGCCGCCGTGTAATCTCCCGGCGCTGCATTCACGTCGCCCGAACGTCCGAACACGCTCGATACGACGCCCGACCCAACCGTGTCCAGAATCACGTTTACAAGGCGATGGCCCCCGCCGTTGACATCGCCGCCCCAGTCGCGGACATCGTTTGCAAGGTTGTTCAGATCATCCGAGTGCAGCATCTCGGATGGCTGGAAGTCGTTACGCGAGAGCCATGCCATGTAGGTTTACTGTGCGATTGGCCCGTTCACTTTGGTTTCGGGTTCCTGAAGCGGTTCGGTCTGCGGCTCCTGGAGTACTTCCGGCCTTGCCTTGCGCTTGTTCGCTCCCGCTTGCGCCACGGGCTCATCGGGAACAGTGCAATAGATCGCGCCGTTTGAGGCCCGCACGTTTTCGCACCGCTCGATCCCGCGCCCCAAAACTGCCGAGCGCAAGAAGCTGTTTTGTTTTTCGACCACGGATTCGAGCGTTTTCCGCGCCGCTTCCATGTCGAGAGTGAGAGCGCCGAACGCCGCGAGTGCGTTGGTGCGCTCTTGAGTGATCGCCTGAAGCATCTGTTGTTCATGCTGTTGAAGTGGAAATGATTTTTCCATCGTTCGCTCCTTATTGGCAGTAGGTGATAATCCCACCGCGAATCAAAACCGTCTTGCCATCGGCGGTCGTGAACTGGGCGCTTGGAACTCCCGTTGAGCCGCCGTGAATGTTGAAATTCGTCGCCGCTACTCCACCGTTGCAATCGACGCCCGACCCAACAAAAGCGCCCGCATTGTTGACCACCGCGCCGCCCGCGAAACCGCTGACGGAAAGCGTCGTGCCTTTTACATCTCCGGTGGCCGCGACTTGGGAGCCCTGAAACACGCCCCCGGACGTGATGATGATGGACGAACTGAACGTAAGCGATCCGCCGCGGATGTCGCCCGATCCGACGTTGAGGCTTCCGCCATTGATAGGGCCAGTGCCGACGTTGAGACTTCCGCCGCCGATTCCATTGACGCCAACATTCACCCCCGCTCCGACAAATGCGCCATTCACATTGATAACCGGAGACAAATTCGTGACGGAGATGGTCGCGCCCTTCACGTCTCCAGGTGAAGCCACTTGGGAGCCTTGAAACACGCCCCCAGAAGAAATAATGTTCGACGAACTGAACCATAGCGAGCCACAGTAAACGGCTCCAGATCCGACGTTGAGACTTCCGCCCGCGATGGGTCCGGTGCGGACATTCAGACTGCCGCCGCCAAGTCCATAGTTAACCCCGACATCCACCCCAGCCCCTACGAACGCACCGCTTGCATTGACCACTGGAGCGAAAGAAGTCACCGACAGAGTAGCCCCCTTCACGTCGCCGGGGGATGCCACCTGCGAGCCTTGAAAAACGCCCGCCGAACTGATGATGACGGTTGAGCTAAATGTGAGCGATCCGCCGCGAATATCGCCCGCTCCAACGTTGAGGCTTCCACCCTGAATGGGACCGCTGCCGACGTTGAGACTTCCGCCGCCGATTCCATTAGAGCCAACCTGCACGCCCGCGCCCCCGAAAGAGCCGCCGCCATAGCTTCCCGCCGACATCGCACCGCTTGCCGTGATGGTGGTTGCGGAGATAGAGCCGACGCCGCTCAAATTATGGCCCGCACCCGCGATGTCCTGAGCCCACGGAGTTTGCGGTTGCCCGCCCGAGCCGCTCGCGGTCGATGCGATGGTGATGGTGTTCCCGGATGGCGAGAGTGTGATGTTCGTTCCAGCCGCAAGGATGACGGCTCCAGTGAGTCCGTTGAAGCTGGACACCCCAGCCGAAGCGATGATCGGTTGGCCCGTCCAGTGCCCCGTCGAGTCGATCACTTGCCCGAAGCCTGAAATCGTAAGACTGCCCCGCTGCGTCACGTTGCCAATGCTCGATACAACAAAATTCGGAACTGCGTTTTTGTCGGTGAGCGAGAATTGAGCGCCCGAATCAGTGGCTTGCCCCGATGCAAGGTAAACGGTGCGGGTCGCCGGAACTGTGGGCGAATACATGGCAAGCTCGCCCCAGAACGCAGTCGGGGAATCGTCGCCGCCCGAGTCGCCGTTGTACATCACGAGCGAAGCGAGAACGGGATTGTTAATCTGCGGGCCGCGCAGCACGAAGCCCCGGCTTATGAACAGAGCGCCGTATTTAGTGAGGTTGCCGATGTTCGCCGGGTCGACCTGGCTCACCCATTGCTGAATCGCGATGCCGGGGAACTGCCAAGTTCCACTGAGCCCCGATACGGTGGTAGTGCCCTGGAGCCCGGCCCACTGACTCGATCCCATCGTGAGGCGGTACGCCTTAGAGTAGGGAGCCGTTGTTTGCTGCCCAAGATAGTCAATCGTGAACGAATCGACGTTGCGTATCTTAATCGAACTCCCGAGCGAAGTGCCATCGGGCGAGATCATGAAATTCCATTTGGAAATGTCGGTTCCACCAGCTGCGAACTGCGTGAACCACGCTCCCGAAGAAATCGGCCCGTTGCCGCCGCCCGTTCCATCGTTGCCCGAATCCGGCGCTGCGAAGTTTATCTTCGCTCCGATGCGGCCTTTTTCCATGCCCGTCGCGTCGCGGATCGAGACGTAAGGGTAAGACGTGCCTTGATTCGCAGCGATGCCGCCCACTTCAATGACGCCGTTATTGTCGATCCAGATAGGCGCGTCGAGCGGCTTCGTGCCGCCCACCCAAAGCTGTTTGAACCACGCGCCGAACAGCCCTGCGCTTCCTCCCGAGCCGGCCGTTTGAGCGCCCGCCCATCCGATCAGGTTGCCGTCCTTGTCGTTAATCGCAAGCTGCCCGTTCTGTGAGCCGCCGAAAGTATTAGGGCCGCCGCCGATAACGATGTGGTTTGCCACCTGGACGATTTGCGCGGAGATCGTTTGCGCCTGAAGGCCCAGTGGATCGACCCATGCGAATTGAGCCGGGTCGAACCATCCGGAGCGCGCGGGAATGATGGCGCCCTGCGTCGGAGTGTAGCTGTACGGAATGTTCGGCGTCGAAGCGGGAACAATCGAATTGCGATTGCCCTGCGGATCACGGCTCACCAGATAGAACTTGAGCGGAATAGCGACGCCTGGCGCTCCGGGCAGCGTCATCCACGGTGTCGTGAACGATGTGGGAGCCGCGCCTCCCGCGGAAAGCGGCACATCCCAATAGACCGCCGATGTGAGGTCATCGTTCGTGACCATCCCAATCGTCAGCCCGCCGTAGCTCTTGAACTTGGGATCGGTCGGCGGAACCGTGGTGAGCCCGCTGATCTGGTACTGAACCACGCGCACGCCATCGGCTTGCGTTTTTTCGACGGCGGCCACGGCGCCCGCCGTTGGGTTCGGCACGAGCGGCGCCCATTCCCCGCCCGCCACACCCGAGCCCTTCGGCCCGATGGTGAACGTCACCGTTGGCGAATGAAAACCTGCTTGCCCGTAAGCTGCCGGATCGTCCGCGAGAACTCCGGTCGCAACGTCGACCGAGATAGCCGCGACGGTCCAGGTTTCGGCGACCGATGGGATTTTGTCTATGAAAACCGTGCCGCCCTTGTCGTTCTTGTTGAACTGCTGCGCGTTTCCAGGGAGCGGTTGCGGGAACGCAGTTTGATTTCCCGCCACGCCGCCTGTCACATGCACGAGATAAAGCCAGAGCCCGCTGTAGTTGTCGGTGGTCGCCGGCAGGTTCCACGCGAAAGGCACCTTGGCATCGTAGGAGCCATCAATGTTCTGGTCGATGGTGATGCCCGGAGGCGTCACGATCACGAGCCCGGTCACGTCAGGCGCTTGCGCACCGGCCGCGTCGATAGTGACATCCACGTAAGGCGTCACCCCGGCCACAATCGAGTTCTGCTTATAGGAATCGTCAGCCGAGACAAACCACACGCGCGTGACTACCGGCTCCGTTAAGGAGCGGTCGAGCGAAGTCCACTTGACGCTTGCCGCATTGTTCGCGATGTACTTTTGCAATCCAGCGTCGATGCGCGTTCCGTCCGACAGGTCGTACCAGATTTCGACGCCTCCGAAGTGGCCGATCCCCGGTGGCCGGTGGGCTTCTTCTTCGGCGGTCGGTGGCGTGTACTGAAACGTGAGCGAATACTTCGGCGGGTTCTGGCTGTACTTCTTGTTCACCGTGACGCTTGGATTGGTGATGAGCCATGCGCTCTCCATCCCGCTGACGTACATATCGGCGCCCGCGGGAATGAGCGCCAGGCACGACGGGCTTGGGTTCGTGTCCGTAGCCCGATGCAGCACCGGCGTTGTGTGCGGCCCGAACGCCACCAGATAAATCCGCACGGTGCGGGCTTCGGTCGAAACCGGAATCCAAACCGGGGTCGGAGATGCTTGCGCGTCGTTGTCGCGCAGGTACGCCCAGACGCCGCTCACCTGGTTTGTGCCGTCGAGCGTCGCCGTGCCGTCCATCGGCGACCTGCCGCCCGAACTCACGTCGGGATCTTCCACGTACACCGCCGCGCCCGCATAGTTCGCCTTGGTCGCTCCCGGCACGGTGTAAGGAATGTCGACTTCGGCGAGGTCGTTGTTTCGCAGCGCGACGGTCACGTTGGCCGTGTCGATAATGAGCGTCGGGACAGGCGGGATGTTCGCGCCGCCCCCACCGCCAGCCGCGGCGCCGCCCGTTTCCACAATCCAGTTGCCGGTAGGAGTGCTCATGCCGATGTAAACCTCAGACTTCCGCCTTGCACGTCGAGCGTTGCGCTGGTCGAGCCGTCCCACAGTGTTTCGCCGGGGAAAGCGTTGACCGTCACCACGCCCCCGCCGTCGTTCCAGATCACGAGCGTGCGCCCCTGGTAGACGTAGAGCGGTGGAAGCTGGAGCGTGATATCGTTCGCGCTGGTGTCGACGCGGATCGTATGGTCGGTCTCGAAGGCTTGCCAGGTGTTGCCGTCCGGATCGAGCGGCGCTGGACCAACGACGCGCACCGTCGGCGGCTGGCCGTAGATGTAGATTTCCCGCAGCGGCCCAAGGGATTCGTCGCTCACGCGCCCCTGTTCGTCGATCAGGAAGCCGGCCACGAGCGCAACCTGGTCGCGCAGGTTGGGAATGGTCATGCGGATCTGAACCAGGTCGCCGCCTCCGGAATTGTTCACGTTGCACGAGCTTTCGTCGATGTCGCTCGATTCGTTGGTATAAACCCAATCCGCAGCCTCAACCGTCATGATCGAGGTCGCGTCTGGAGCGATGGTCCAGGCCGGGTCGACCGTGATGCTGGTCTCATCGTTCTCGCTGATGTTGCGGTATTGCCCCGCTCCGGTCCCGCGCAGGATGCGCTGAATGCGGCCGATCTCCTGGTGCGGCGTGAGCCCGTTGGTTCCGGGGAACTGATTGCGTCCCACCGAGTTGTTCCACAGCGCGTCGGTGACGGTGCGCTTGTCGGTCGACACCTGGCGCGCCACGCTGCGAACGATCAGGACGTCACCCGGGTCAATCGGATCGGATGCGCTCATCGGCGGATCAATGGTGAACGTCCCGCTAGGCGCGTCGAACACTGTCACCTTGAAATTCCACAGCGGCGCGCTGCCGTCCGAAAAGTCCGCGATGCAGCTGAGGAAACAGCCTACCCAATTGTCGGTCGAGCCGATGAAGTCGTTGGCCTGGATCTGGTCGAGCGCAGGGCGCCCGGTGACGCTGACGCCGGCCACTCCCGAATGCCACATGTGCTTTGCAGCGACGCGGATCTTCCGCGCCGCGGCTTCGGGCATCATGACCGTGCGCTGGTGAATCGGCCCGGAGAGCACCACCGAGTTCGAGGCTTTGGGGAATTCCTGTTGCCAGGCGATCAGCCTCCGGTCGTTGCCAGCCCATAGGTCGTAGATCGTGCCGTAGTCGGACGGTGGCGCGATCAGCGAAATAGTAAGCTTCTGATTCGCGAGGCCCGGCGCCAGCCAGATTGCGGTGAGGTTCGAGGGCAGCGTGAATTGTCCGCTTGTCTGGTCGCGGCGCGTAACTCCCGCATAGATGGTCTGGCCGCCGGAGAACGTGCCGCCCGAGCTCAGGAGTGCTCCCGCGATGCGCGGCTGGTCCGACGTCGCGAAAGAGTTTACCGGACGCTCTCCCTCAACGTAAATGGCCGGCTCCCAGCCGCCCATGCGGTCGATGGTGTAATCCTGCCAGACCGCAAAGGTGCGCTCAAGCCCATCGGGATAGAGCGGATCGTTGGCGAACGGTCCCACGTCGTTCGGCATCCACTCGAGCCCTGCGATGGATGGAATCACCTCCGCGGGAATCGGATCGGCTGGAACGTCAGCGGGCTTCGGTCCCACGTCGAGGTTGTACATCTCGTCGGTCGTGGGGGAAATCTGAATGTCAATCGAGAAATCGGGATTGAGCGTCCAGGCCGTGACGCGCCCTTCAGCGTATCCGGTCGGCAAGCGCGTATCGGTGACGCTGATGACGTCGCCCACCATGGTCCCGAGCGCGAGCACGGTGGTCTTGAAAGCGATGGTCCGCGCGTTTAGCTGCTGCGTCGGCCCGAGCCCGCCCAACTCCTCGCGCAATCGCGTGGTGGCGATCCGGGAGGCTTGGCTCTTGTTCGAGACTCCCACGAGCGACATCGTCACCGGGGTGTAGGTCGGGTTGTTCGCGTCGCCAGCGAACGTCGCAGCGTCGATGTCGTAGATCGTGACGTTGTTCAGGTCGAAGAGAAATTCCTCATCCCCGAATTGCACCGTGAGCCAGTTGAACTGCGGAGTAATCGGCGTCGCCTGGAGCGTCTGGTACAGGATGTGCGCGCGCGTGAAGGCGCTCGTGGCGCTCGAATTGACGCGAATGCCGATCCACAGCCGGCCATTCACGAACGTGTAGTAACCCAGGCAGCAGTTGAGAATTTCCTGGAGCCAATCCTTAATCGGCTTGCGCTCTTTGAGGATTCCGCGAAACGGAAACTGCCGCTCCTGGCCGGTTCCCACCAGCTTGTCTACCTGGGTGTCGCAGATGGCGGCTGCAGCGATGGCCTGGTTGACGTCGAAATAGGATTCCATGGTCGCCGCTGGAATCTGGATGGGTCTGGACGGATCGGAGCGGAGGCCCACGGCGCGTAAGTAAGCGTTGACGGCCACCCATACGCAATTGGCAAGCCCTGGCTGCCATTGGCGCGCGCCAGGAGCGGTCCACACCCATCCGCCCACTCCCTGGGATACCGTGACGCTCATCGCGCGGTCTGAGACCGGCGCAAGCTGGAGCCCAAGGGCGTCGGTCCTGCGGATTTCCGCGAAGGCGAGGCCCGCCGCATAGGTCGAGCCGGCCGGGACCTGGTCCCATGGAGCCTGGTCGATCTCGAAGAAATCGGCTGTGTTGGCAGGATCGGTTCCCAAAATGCCGCGCCAGCCGCCCTTGTTATACGGATCGTGGGGAGGCTGACCGTCGAGCCGCTGCAGCCACAGGTCGGTATCGTATCCGCCGATAGGCCCCTCGCTCACGATGCCCAGAGCGGAGTAGTAATCGTTTTCGTCGCGCCCGGCCGCCACGTCCGCTGTGACCGGCATGGATTCATCGGTGTAGACTTCCTGCACCGCGCGCTGGTAAATGGTGTCGTTCTGAACCGTGACGCTCGTGAGGTTCGAGCGGCCCCATCCGAGCACGCCGGTTGTCGAGTCTTTGATGTGAACGGCCGTTGGAGCCGCCACGATGCCGCCGAACGAAAGCGGCACTCCTCGAGCCTGGCAGGATGCCCAATCCTTGGGGCAATCCGGGAATCCGTTCGACGCTGACGCTGGACAGTAAGGCCCGCGGTACACCTTCCAGCAGGTCCTGGTTGCGATCCGCGTGGGATACCCCAGGCCAAGCTGATAGGCGCCGTCCGAGGCGCTCATCTCAAACGTGCCGTTGGGCTGAATCAGGAACGGCAAAGCGTAGCCCGCCCACAGTGCGCAGAAGTATCCCGATTCGACGTGATAGAGCGCGAACGAAACTCCGGCGCGCGTGAGATTCACCTGGTTTGCGTATTGGGTCCACACGCCGTCAGCATTGCCAAACGTGAATTGCGCAGCGTCCGACGCGCCGCCCAAGCTCTGCTGAATCCCGTCCCAATTGGTGAGCCGCGGCTCAAAGCGCGTGCCGTCGACCACTACCAGCTGGTTCGAGACGTAGACTGGTGCGCTGCCGCCGCGATCCGCGATACAGATCAACGGAATCATGTGGTGGGTTTCGTGTCTCAGCGCATCGGCAAACACCGAATCCGGAAACCGCGTCACGCGAGCGACGGAGGTGTAGGACGGAACCACCTGGGGAACTTCGAGCAGCGTAATTCCCGGGTCGCCCGCCAGGAGCCCGGTGAGCATCGAAAAACTTACATTCGGATTCTCATACCGGCAGGTGTAGGTCTCATCTCCCGCTGGTCCCTTGTAGGTGAAGGCGAACGTCGCATAGGAGCCCTGCGCCTGTTGCCAGTGCGTTTTGAGCGCGTCGTATTCGTCGCAGCTAAGGTGATCGCGCCGGATGCGAAACCGCCGCGCTCCGGAGCCCAACACGAACCGCTGTTCGGTCTGGAGGCCGGGCTCGTCGAAGAGATGGGTTGCAATGGGCGGCGCGAAGTCGAATCCGGAGCCGTAATCGCCTCCGGGAACCTTGGTCGCAGGATCTCCCAGCGGAAACGGGCCAATCGAGGGAGGCGCTGGAATGGGGATCGGCCCGAGATTTGCCACGGAGCTACACCACCTCCCGCAAGGACAGGCTGACGGAGCCGCGCGCGATCGCGCTCGATTCGCTCCACGCGCTGTCGAACACCACCACGTAACGTCCGTCCGGAGCCTGGCCGGTCGGATCAGGGCTGAAAGGCGGAATGGTCTCGCGCGGCACGTAGAAGTAAAACGGGATTCCAACGTGAGCGAAATAGAAATTCCGGAGCGTGGTCCACTGCGCCGGCGTCAGCGGGCGCGTCAGCGAAAAGAAGTGCCGCGGGTTCGCCACCTGGGGATTGCGGTCGCTCTGGCCGTCGCCGTAGACGTTCACCAAAATCTCGATGCGCTCCTGGATGGTGAACGCGGACATCAGGCCCGCTGGCATCACGTCGAACGCTGTTGGCCGGATGATATTCGAGGGCATGGTTAGCTCATGATCGAAAGCGGCTGCATGAGGGAGGTCAGCGTGTCATTGCGGCCGGAGCCGGAAGACAGCCCTTGCGCGGCCGTCGCCGCAACCGTCGCGGGATTCGATTGCATGACGTTCACCACGCGCCCGGCGAAAAGATCGTTGGCGCTCTGCGGATCGAGTTGCACGTAGAGCGCGGCCTGGCTCCATTGCGTCGTGGTCATGCCGGTGTACGGGCTCGCGATCTGCTGGCCGTTGACATAGATCGGCTGCATCGAAAGGCCGGCGCCAGTCTGAGCGAACGTAGCCGCGTACATGGGCCTGGGCAATCCGGCTTGTAACCCTTGAGTCGCCGCGTATAGCTGAACGATCTGCTGAACCTCCGGAGACGCGACCGCCAGGGACATTACGCCGCCGTATTTCTGCTTGGCGATTCCCACGATGGTCTGAAGCACCTGCTTGTTCGAGATGTCGACGCCGTAATACTGCTTGACCAGGTCGCGAACGTGGCGGATGTCGGTAGAGCCGAAGATCGACGCGAGACCGACCGCCGCGCCGATGCCGGCTGCAGCGATCCATCCCACCGGCCCGGCCGCCGCAAGCGCGGGGAACATCGCCATAAGGCCGCCCATCCCCACCAGCCCGCCGAGGGCTCCGACAAATGGAGCGGAGGCGCGCGCCGCGGGACTCATGGACCTGCCGAGCTTATAGGCGCCAAGGAGCCCGAGCCCGCCCACTCCCGCCATAAGCCCACCCAGGCTCGTTGCGAGAGTTCCCGCGCCGCCAAAGCTCGAAAGAATGCTCGAGCCGGACCCGAATCCGAGCGCTTTCGAAATCTGCGAAGCCTGTTGCACTTGGCCGAGCCCTGGAATCTTCGAGAGGTTGGTCATGCCTCCGGTTTCCGCGACGCCTGGAAGCTGCTGCGTCACTGGAGAGCCGAGGGGAACGCCGTCCATGCTCTCGGACGTCTGCTGCGCCATGGGCTGTACGGTGCGCACCGCGGAGGCAATCGACCATAGGCCCGGCGCGAGAGCTTGAAGCGCGTCCTGCGTTCCTGCGTGCCCCCCGCCTACGTCGACCGTCGGCATTGCCATGATTCCGCCGGCGTTGACCATGGGCATCGCTCCGACATGGCCCGGCAGGTTGACGTTGGCGCTGTTGGGATCGAGAAGCTTCCCCTGCCCGAAGATCGGCTCTGAGCCCAGGAGCCCGCGCCGGCCGCCGCCAAAAGCTACGTGGCCGCCGCCGAACAATTCCGTGAATTCCGCCGCGAGGTGCGAGGTAACGATTTCCTTTAGCGCGCCGAGGATAGCGGCTTTCGCCATGTTGCCGAGCGCCGCGAACACGTCGCCGCCCTTGTGCGTCAGAGCGTCGAATATCTGGCCCATGGCGCTCTTGAGCGAGTCGTAGGTTTTGCGCTGGCTTTCGATGACGGCGTCGTTGTACTGCTTGATGAATTCGAGCTGCGCTTTCTGCGTCTCGTACTCCGAGTCGATCTTGATTTTCTGGACCTGTTCTGCGGTCGCCTGAGTCTGCGCGATCTCGTAAGCATTGGCATTGAGAAGCGCCTCGTCGTGCATCTGCTGTGTCTGCGCGTCGACGATCTTGATGGAGTCCGCGATGGCCTGAGCGGTCTTGTTGTGAGCGGCGATCTCCTGCGCGGAAATATCCTGCGCGTCTTTGATCTTCTGGTTTTTGAGCGCCTCGATGTCCTGAAGTTGCGCCTGGAGAGATTCGGCCGCCGCGCTGGTTTTTTGTTCCTCAGTCTGCGGAGCGAGGGCCTCGCGCCTCAGTTTCGCGAGTTCCTGCGCGTGCTGAATCTGCGCATCGGTGTTCGCCATGTGCTGGCTGATGGCCTGTTTTTCGAGCTCCGTCGTGTCGGCAATGACCTGTTTTTGGATGTCCGCGAAGTGCTTCGCTACCTTTTCGTCGGCCTCCATCTGCGCTTTGGTTTGCGCGTCGGTCAGCTGCGTTTTGAGGTTGTCGAGATTCCGCATGGAATCCCCTTCCCTCATGGCGCGAACAAACTCCGCGATGCGCTCTGCCTCGAACTGCCGCTGCGCCAGGTCTTTCTTTTCCTGGGCGACCTTTTGCGCATATTCGATTTCGAGGTTGAAGCTTTTAATCGTCGCGTCGGCCCGCTGCTCGGCGGTCGCCGTAATCATCGAATCGCTCGTGTCGATAGCGATCTTGGCCTCTTTTTCGAGGAGCGCAATGCGATCTTCCGCGGCCTTCACTTCGAGCTTCTGGCGCTCTGCGTAAACCTTGTCGTTTTCTTCGCGCCGGATGCGGGCGAGGGTCAGTTCCTCCGCTTCCTGCATCTTGATCCAATTCGCCGAGCCCGGTCCCTCGCCGCCCTTTTGTAGCTCATTGAACTTGCCCAGGAATTCGTAGTGAACCGCGGCGAGGCCGCCGAGCATCTGAGCGCGCGCACGGTCGAGCGCCTGTTGCGTGATCTCATCGAGATGCTGCATCAGGGCTTCGTTCTCGCGGATGAGCTTGTCTTTTTTCTCCTTCTGGAACGCCTCGATCAGTTCCATGATTTGAGCGTTTTGCGCTTTGATCGAGTCCGGGTCCATCCCAGCGATAGGCGGGAGCCCGGACATCGACAGCGGCCCCATGATGCGCTTCCCACGTTCCCGCAGGATGGAATTCTCGAGCGCCTGGATTTCGTTGAGCCCCTGGATTTGAACGCGGATCTTCGAGGCATCAATCTGTTCCTGAGCGGCTCCGGTGAGCGTCTTGGTGATCGCCTGGCCGCCCGGCACCTTGCCCGCAAGGTAGTTGATGGCGTCGAGGATGCCCGGATACTTCTCCTCGAGCGCCACGAAAGCCGCGGTAATGGCTTCCCCGATCTTCCAGCCCACGAATGCCGCGCCGATGGCATTGGCAAGATACAGGATGCCGGTGAGGAGCGGCGTCAGAGCGGTAAACCGCGCGATCAGAGCGCTCGTCGTGGCCGTGAGCGGCCCCTGCGCTCCCGCGAGAATCGTAAAATCAGCCGCGAGGTTTGAAACCGTTGTCGCGAGCAGCGGAAGGTTCGTCAGCAGCCAGGTGAGTCCGGTTTGCGCCGAGGTCCACTTGATCGCGGCCATGGCGCCCGCAAGCGCAATCCAGGCGGCCGTCAACTCCGCAAGCCGTTCGATGAGAGCGCGCGTGGTAGGGTCGGCATCGCGGAATTCCTGAACCAGGTCGCGGATGGATTTGATCGCTCCAACGATCTGCGGCTGAATGTCCCGCATGATCGTGTTTCCTAGCTGGATCAGGTCATCTTTGAGCTTGATGAACTGAACCGTTGGGAGGTCCATCATCTTCGCTCCGATAGAGCCAAACTCTTTCTGCATGGATTCGAGAATGGCGTCGGCTGCAGCTTTGCCGCCCAACATGCCTTTCTCGACCAGCTTGCGGATCGCAGCGTCATCCAGGACCTGGCCGGTCTCTTTCTTGATCGCCTCTCGCAAAGCCGGCATGACCTTGATGCCTTGCTCCGCTAACTGCCGGAATAGCTCTTGGCCTTGAGCGGTTCCCTTCGTGTACATCTGGCCCACGGCGAGAATGATCGAGTCGATCTTTTCCTTGGAGCCGCCGAGCGCCGCCGCTGCGTTCGAAATGGTGTTGATGACGCCGGGGATCTTCGCCGCCTCGAAGCCGAATGCCTTGAGCTTCTGAGCGCCTTCGGCCAGGTCCTGGAAGGCGAACGGGCTGGTTTTCGCCGTCGCGCGCAGGTTGAGCATGATGTCTTGCGCTTTGGTCGCGGAGTTCAACATGCCCTCGAATGCGATCTGAGTTTTATTGATGGCGTCCGAAGATTTCGCCATCTCTGAAGCGATGCGGATCGCGCCTAGCCCCACCAGCGCCCGCGCGAGATTGGCAACGTCGCCGGTCGTCTGTTCGACGGCCACCGACATTTTGTTGAGACCCTTCGAGGCTTGTTCGGTGGTCTGCTGCGTGACGGACCCGATGCCCGAAATCTGCTGATTGAGCGCTTTGATCGAGTCCGTCGCGTTCTGGCTCTGGAAGTCGACCTGGATGTAAATGCGATTAGCGGCCACGTCGTTGAGTCTCCCGCTGCGCCTTCTCCTGTTCGCGCTTCATCATTTCTTTTTCGTAGTTCGCGCGCTCCTCACTGATCTGCCTTAACAGCAGATATTCCATATAGGTCACGTCGCGGAGCGTCACTTGAAGCCCGCAGCGGATGGCCCAATCGAGGTCTACCGCGGCCTGGATCACCACGCCGCGGCCCGACGCCATAAAGCGTTGCAGCGTCTCGCGCGGACATGCGCCACATGGGAGGGCAATCGGATCTTCGTCGAGCGCCTCCATATACGCCTCCGGGCACTCCGAGAGCCCTGGGCACAGGTCGTCGCGGCGAAACAGCCGGTTGAGGACGAATTTCGGTGACGGGTGCTCCGGCCAGGCCCCGTTCGTCAGATAGGGGTTTCATCAGCGCCACCCGCCATTTCCGCATCGAGCGCCTGAACCACTTCGCGCATGGCTTGTTCCTTGTGGATGGCCGGAATCGGCCCCTCGTAATCGACCGAAGCGCCGTCGCACTCGCGCCACAGCTTGAGCCACGCATCCATGTTGGTTTTGGTAGACCACAGCCCATGCGGAAGGATGGTCGACTTTGCGGCCTCTTTCTGGGTTTTGAGCACCTGGTCGGCGGTCGGCAGTTTAAGCATGTGCGTGACGATCTTCCCGCCCAATACCTTCAGCTTCACGATGGCCGAGGAAGCGCCCAATTCGACGCCCATGCACTCGCACGCCGCGACGGTGTTCAAGAGCATGGTCGCTTCGCCGGCTGTCAAATCCGGAGAGCCGTTCACCCGCACCTGGTTGTAGATATTCAGGTCGGAATCGCCGGGCTCCACCTCGATCTGGCTTTTGCCGCGGCCGAGTTGCCGCTGAAAGATGGTGCGCTGCGCGTTGCGCTGCGACCACTGCTCATCGGTCGGCCAGTTAATGACAATTTCCTGGAGCCCGGACGCGCCCGCTGTGCGGAGGCGCGTCGCGAGTTCCGCGGTCGTATTGAACATTTAATCCACTCCTTTAACTAGTCGTTTACAGCCCGAAAATCTGGTCCTGCTCTGTGATCGCCGTCAGCTGAACCATGGGAGTTACGCCATCGGTCGGCTTCATGATCTTGGTCGTGCATTGCACCGTCACGAGCCCATCGGCGTCGCCGGTCGTATAGGCGCTTTGGAGCGTCCGCGGAAACACCAGGTCAATCGCGTGGGTCGCCGGTCCCGCTCCGATCATGCCGCCGGTGATTTTGATTTCCGTATTGCCTTCCACCTGATTCAGCAGGTTCTGAAGCTCGACGGAGCCTTTCTGAGCGCGCGCGACATAGGTGAGCGAAAATTCGCGCGTGTTGTATTCCATGCGCCCGCGAATCGCAAAGCCGTTTTGGGAACCGGAGCCAGGATAGTAACCGGAATCGGTCCGGATGTTGTTCGAGTAGCGGAGCTCAAGCGAAATGAAGTTGCCGCCTAGCAGGTAGTCGATGCCGTTGACGGTCAGCACGGCGGCGCTCGTGGCGTTGAGCATGTGCTCTTTGGTCGTGGCCGGGAGAGTGACGCCCGAGGGAGCCTGAGCGTTGCCGGTCCCGAGGCAGTTCACCATCAGCTTCGCGTTATTGCGGCCGGGCCCGGAATCGAGCGTCAGCGTGAAATCGTTGACGCACATTCCGATGAATTCATGGTCCACAACAGCGTCGACGCCTGGCCGGATCTGCTCTACCCAGGTGAACGCCGGAACGTTGATGCAATCGACGGCCGGATCGGACACCACAGCGGTGTAGGTCAGAGCGCCGGGCGCCGTGCCGGTCTTGGTTCCCTTTCCGAGCGCAAACAGAAACGTCCAGGCCGCGAATTCCGAGCTCAGGTATTTCTCAATCGGAACGGTGGTCGATGCGCTCTGGGGGTAATTGTTCTCTGGAAACTCGTCGCCCTTGCCGATGTCTTGAGCGTCGTCTTCCGAGGTGAGCTCGATGGTTCCGAGCACATTGTTCACCTTGGTAAGGCTCCACAGTTCGGGAACGGTATTGGCCGTGACGAGGTCCGGCTGGGGCTGAAACCCAAAACCGATTTTGGTCTCGCGCACATTTGCGGGACAGCTGGTGGTTCCCGCTTTGGCGTTCTTGCCGTTCTTGCCATTCGCAACCTTGCGCGGTGGCGGAGGCGGCATTTGCGGAGGGGTCGAGGATGGGGGCTGAGGTTGCGCCATGGTTAGAGGTCTCCTGTTTCGGTAATCTCGCAGCGGATCACATATAGATCCACCTGCTCTTCATCTGTCACCCGCTCGATCAGTTGAACCTGGCCGGGCAGTGTTCCCGGCAGGAATTCGCACATATACCAGCGCTGCCCGTCGCCGGGATCGGGCACGCCTTTCATCAGCAGATTGATAATCGTGAACGCGCTCTGACCGGGCTGACCGCGCACAAAATAGGAAAAATTGTGAACCCACATCTCCATGGTTTCGGCGGAATTCCGAGCGCTCTGCTCCCATCCGACGAGCACGGAGCCGGCTGGCGACTGGTATTGCGCAAGCACCCAATCGTTCATGTCGGGGTTGATGTCGTAGTACGCAATGACGTTGGCCGGATCACCGTCGGCAAGAGCGGCCACCAGTTCCGGAATCGCGCGGAAAGTGTCCACCTGAGCGTTCGTGAGTTCGATCAAGTCAACCATTGACGATGGGTATCCAGGCCCGCTTCATCTTGTCCCCGAAAATCTCTTCGCCTTTCTTGAAAATCGCGACCTGCTCCTCTCCCGAAAAGCCGATCATTTGCTCGTAATTCTGCGCGCGCTGCGCTTTCTGCTTGGCGAGGCGCGAGGTGTTTTCCGCGCGGATTACGCCGTCACGCGCCTTTCTGAGCTGAAAATTGGCGATGGTGTCGCCGGTCATTTTCATGTCGCGCTTGGGCTTGGTGTTTCCGGTGTAAGCGCGCTTTTCGAAGATGTATTTAACCGAAAGCGGCTTGGCGGCGTTGCCTTCCGCGTTGATGGCCTTCGACCAGCGCTCCTTTTGGTTTTTGACCATCAGGTTTCCGATGTCGGTGTAAGCCCGCATGTCGAGGTTGGGCGCCTGAATGCGGCCGGTGCGCTTCACCTTGATGGTCATGTTGAGGCGCGCGCGCACCAGCGCCTTGAGTCCTACCGTGCCCATCGCTTGCTCCTCTCGACGAGGTTGCCTTGCTCCCGGAGCGTCAGCCGCGAGAATCCAACGGCGTCCGCCTCGACGCGCTGAACGTCGAACGACATCGCGCCGTCCCACACCTGGTCGCCCTTTTGTGGGCCGCCGGCCAGCGATGAATTCTGGACGATCAGGATCGAGTAGCGCCCCGGCGAGGTCGGCTCAAACTCCGCGCCTTCTTTCCACAAGCCCTGGATTTCGAGCGGCGTGTTCAGGTCGGCCCGCTGACGGTAGCCGACCGTGCGGCCGAACATCTCCAGTTCGCGCTGCCAGAGGATCGGCGCGAAGGTCTGAGCGAATTGTGAGAACGAATCAGCAGCCATTTAACTGTCTAGCCATCTGTCCCGCGCCTCTGGGGAGTGGATTGAATGCCTCGTACAGAAGCGCGGGCTTTTTCCCGAACCGAAACGGCGTTTCCGGCCGCGGGAAACTCTACGGAAGAACGTGAGACGCCGCTGACGCTCCGATGCGGTAAGGAACCACGAGCGGAGCGCTCTGCATCATCACGAAACGGACCGAGGGATCGGGCTCGATCCACGATTTGACGAAATACGGAACCGCCTGGAGGCCCGCTTCCTCGTCCCGAATCGCGCCATAGGCTTGATAGCCTTCGATGGCCGGCGAACACAGAATTGCGGTGCCAGCCGGCAGGATGGGTTTCTCGACGCCGTCGGCGGGGTCGACGTACCACGAGCTGTAGGCGAAGATATTGAATCCGGCCAGCGTGCCCATGAAAACGCCACCTTCGAGGATGGGCGCTTCGTTGGTGAGCGACGGTGGAGCGGTCCAGGTGCGATAGCGGTCGAGCTGAGCCTGTACCTGGCTATTGTTCGCAAAAGCGGTCCAGGCGTCGACGGTCATGATGACATCGCGCGGCATCGCTCCGGTCGCTTGCAGGATGGTCATGGCCCAGTTCTCGATGTCGGTGAGCGGCTTGGCGGTCGGCTGGTCCCAGGTGATCGCCGGAGGTGGCGTTACCGAGCGGCCGAAATCGACCACGACGGTCGGATATTTGTCGCCGGTAATGGTCACTTTGCCGGTTGCGAGAACGGCGCCGGCCATGACTTCGAGGCGGCGACGAAGCATGGCAAGCTGATCCTGCATGTCTTGGGCGATTAGAGCGCGAAGCCGGTTGATCGGCGTCATGGTGCCGCCAATGGCTTCGCCGGGCGCGCGCTTCAGTGGCCGGTTCATGTCAAAGACGCGCTTGTCTTTGATGTAGGCGGGCTTGAATTGCGAGGTCGTGTATCCGAGCGATGACACGATCTGGCCTTCGACCAGCGGCGAGACGAAGGGTGAAATCCTGCGCTTGCCGATCAGCTGATCGAACATGATGTATTCCGCCGCGTCGGTCTGCACGTTCGCGAAATAGCGGTCTAGGAGGAATTGGGATTCCCCCAGCAGCGATGCGACTACGGCGTTAAGAACCTCGGTCGAGTAGATATCGAATGCCATGTATGCTCCTTTGCCCTCGAGCGCCGCGCCGTTCGGCGCTCTTGGACGGTTCCTTTCCTACTTCTTGTCTCCCGGTTTATGGCCGGTCTGCTGATGCTGCGGGTGAGGCATATTGCCGGTAGGTTGGGGATGCTGCTTTTTCCCTTCCTCGTCGAGCCCAAGCTCTTTGGACAGTTCCTCGCCGGGGTGAAGCGCGGCGAGTTCTGGGTGCTTCTCGCGCTCTTCGGGCGTGAGATAGGCGTAAGGCGCGTCGGTGGCTTCCTTGCTGGGCTTGGCCGCTTCCTCCACGGCTTCCTTCTTCTCACTGCGGTTGCGCTCGACGATGGCCTTGGCGTTCTTGGCTTCGTCGGGGGTCGGAGCGGTCTTGACGGTCGAGCCGTCGCGCCATTCGGTCGATTCGATGAGAATCGATACCTTGCGGCAGTTCTCGGAGGTGATCGCGTGATTGGTCTGAGCGGGATCCCAGATAATCGCCGCTGCGTTGAACTTGCCGGAAACGTAAGCGATGGACTCAACCGGGGTTCCAGCCGTCGCGTTGGTGGTGTCGCAATCTTCCGCGATAATGACCGGCTCCGCGCCGTCCCCAGCGGTCAACAGGCCGGTCGCGGGCGCGAACTGGCAGATGGTTCCGCGCTTCACGACGGGTCCGAGCGGCGCGGCCACGGCAGCGGCGAATTTCGCCTTGCGCGTTACGACGTCATCTCCGTCGGTCAAGAGCGGATCGTAGTTGTAAGAGCCGACAGAGCTAAAGCTTGCCAGGCCCAGAGGATTGTAGGTAGCTCCCATGTTGCGTTGGTTTCCTTTCTCTTTGAGCGCCTTAGCTGGCGCGCTTCACTTTCCGGGTTTGCGGCACGAACGCAAGGATTCGGCCGGCTTCTTCTTGCGCTGTGCCTTCGACCTGGGTCGTGTCGATCACGCCGACCTTCGGATTGGACACTTGAGCCATGGCGTGCTCGAGCGGATTCACTGGAGCGGGAGCCGCGGCCTTGGGCGAAGCCTTGAGGGTCATGATGGCGATTTCCGCGCTCATCTCCGGGCGCTCGAAAGCCAGGAACCGCGCGAAAGACTCGCGGCCTTCGGCTTCGGGCGAAGTAAGGATCAGCTGGACGCGCGCGCGTTCAGCGGTGGCGATGGCCGCCGCGTCCGGTTGAGCCGGAAGCGGTGGCGGGACGGGCGGCGCTGCGGCTTGCGGAGCGGGCGGCGCAGCCGGAACGGGCTGAGGATTTGGCTGAGTGTCTGCCATTACTGTCTCCTTTTGAATTGCGGCGGGCGCCGCTGGTTGACCGAGAACAAAGACAGGGGCTCGTTCGGTGAGTCCCTTCAAAAAGCCCTCGAACGGCGAGACGCCGTCGATCATGCCGGCCTTCATCGCTTCGCCGGTGGTCACGACAAAGCCCTGGCCGAAATCGGATTGGACGCGCTCTGGAGTCGCGCCGCGGAACGCTGCCACCTTGGAGATAAACAGGTCCGCGGCGCTGTCCACCATTGCCTGAATTTGCGTGCGGCCCTCCGCCGATGATACGGAGAGCCCCTTCTTCGGGCTTTGGCTCGAAACGATGGTGTACCGCTTGACGCCCTGGCGCTCCTGCGCGGCCGAGTTATCGAGCACCGACGCGATCACGCCGATGGAGCCCACGCGCGCCGCTTCTTCCGCGACGATGCGCTCCGTCGCGGACGCCAGCCAATACGCCGCGGACGCGGCCGTGCCGTCGACGTAGGCGTAAACCGGCTTGCGGTCCCTGGCGCTGCGAATGAAATCCGCCATGGCGTTGATGCCGTCGACCTGGCCGCCCGGCGAGTTGATGTTGAGCACGACTTGCTCAATCTTGGGATCGGCCAGCGCGGTTTCGAGGTCTCGCGCCAGGGATTCGACCGACGTGAGCCCGCTGACCGCATCGAAGAGCGAGGCGTAGCGGACAATCGGGCCTTCGATTCCCAGGATGGCCGTTCGGCCGCGAACGCTGACGCGCCCTCCGGTGTTTTCGAGCGGACGCCCCACCTGCGTCTCAAGCGCCTGGAGATCGGTATGCGCGTGGTTCAACACCCGGTCGAGCAGCAGCGCGTACATGTCCTCGGTGATGGCCCACGGCTCCGTGGTGAGCGCCTGGACGATGCGGAAATACGGAATACGGGATTCACTCATGGCTGACCTCCTGGCTGCTGTTCCGGTTGTTCGCCAGCGGGCGGCGACTTCTGGTATGGGACAGGCTGAGGCAATCCAAGATCGTCGATGCGCGCGGTCTCTAGCGCCCGTTGTTCGAGCACCTCGCGCCAGTCGAGACCCTGTTCGGCGCACTCCTGCTCGAGCGTCGACACCGAGATTTCCATGCGCAGTTGAGCGGCTTCGGCTTCCTTGACCGGGTCGACCCAGCCGCGGCCCATGCCGATCCACTTGCAGCGCGTGTAAAAGTACTGGTTGGCGTAGAAGTCCGGAGCGTCGATCATGCCGGCGTTTACCGCCTCTTCAAGAAACAGCCGGTAGACCGGCGTCGCCCAGGAATTCGCGAGCCAATGCCGCCGCACGGTAAAGAAGCGCCACGCCTCCATGAGAGCGGCCCGCGCCGAACTGTAATTGGTCTTCGAGAAATCCTTGAGCGCGAGCTCGTAGGGAAGCCCTATGGCGGTCCCGATCTGCCGTGAGACCGATTCGACGAACGCTGGAAATTGAGCCGCGGGCCTCGCCGGTATGAACGGCGTCATCTTGTCGCCCGGATAGAGCGGAATCATGGAGCCGCCTTCGAGCCGCACCCGATAGGCTTGCTTGGCCGCGAGATAAGCGTTGGGATCGCCGCCGAACATCTCGACCAGTTCATTGCCCGTAACCGGCGTCTCGATCACGCCCGCGACGATGGCGTTGACGATGGCCGATTGAAGCTCTGTCCGCTGGTAGCTGTCGAGCATCCGGAATTGCTCAATGACCGGCGTGAGGATGGGACGGCCGCGAGATTGGCCGATGCGCTCTTTGACGTGCATGTGCAGCACGCGCTTGCGGCCCCACTGTGTTTCCGCCGGAATCCGCTGCCAGTCGTCGGGGGAAAATGTGAGGTACGATCCAAAGCCCCAATAATCGGCGGCCGTGCGAATCCAATAGGCCAGCGGTCGCCCGAAATCGTCGCGCTCGATGCCGCCGATCACGCGCCGCCCGTCGATTCCAACCGGAGCGCCCACCATTCCCGAGCCGCCCCAGGAGCCGTATCCGTAGGCGCCGCCATAGCCGAAGGCAAGCCCGTCCTGAATGGGATTCCCCAGCCGGTCGGATTCGATCAGCTGAAAGCAGGTGCGGAATGGCGTTTCCGGCCGCGGGCGCCACAGCGGGAGCGCCAGGGCTTCGCCGTTTTCAAGCGCGGAGCGAAACACAAGCTTGGTCATTTCCGCGAAGGTCAACTCCGCGGCGACATCGCACGCAGCGGTGTCCGCCCAGGAGCGCCACAGAGCTTCGACCTGCTGGCTCCACTCCGCGGCCCACTCAATGGATTTGCCGAGCGCGCGCCAATCCGGATAAGCGGCAAGTCTCAGCCCGAATCCGGCGACATTGTCTTGGAGGGTCTGGAGCCCGCCCGCCGCGACGCCGTTATTTCGGTCGAGATCGCGAGACCGGGCAACCAGCGCGGGCAGGTCGGGCAGAAGATCAGCGTCGGGCGGCAGCTTCGCCGGAGTCCAGTTCGAAAGCTGCTTGCGGAGGATCGAAGCGCCCGAATGCGAGGTGTCGTAGGGGTCGCGCGCGGTCATCTCGGGTTCGGACGACTTCAGAAACACCGCGCGATCATTCGTCGAGGTCATGGTTCGGCCTCGAGCGAGATCGGCCCGCGCGGAAGGCTCGTCGAGCATTGACCGCTTTGTTGAGCGCACATATCGGCGAGCACGCCGAGGAGCCGCTCGATGTTCCCCACGTTGGTCTGGTTGAACTGCACGCGCCCGAGCATGGGCGTGTCGATTTCCTGGGTCGCCTGGCCCGTCATGAACGCGATGTATTGCGTCTGGACCTGGTTAAGCAAAGCGCACCAGTCGGTTTGTCCCGTCGGATCGTAGAGTCGGAGGTTTCGGAGCGGTGGTGCTGGCATCTAGTCCTCGGTGAAATCCGTTTTCATTGGAAAGGCTTTGAACTGCGGAACGGGCTGGCGGACCACTTCCGCTTTGGTCGCGGAAGGAGGCTCAACCGCGCGGATTCGCGTAAGCAAATTCTGGGTTTCGTCCCACTTCTCCGCGGGCCAGGTTTCGAGCCGCAACGACGCCGCGGCCGCCATCGCATACACCCGGCAATCGAGCGCTTCATTCCTGTCGCGCCGCTTCTCCCAGGCGAAGCGGCGATAGCCGCGCTCTATGCGCGTGACAAGTTGCTCGCCGCACAGCTGTTCGAAGTACTCTTTCGAGTACTGCGGGAAGTGACAGAACCCGGCCGGCCACTTCTCGCCGCGCGAATAATCCGGAACCGCCAGGCGCAAGCGCCGGTACAGTTGCTCCTTCGCAATCGAGACGTTGATGGGCCACACGCGCGCTCCGTGCTTGACGCGCCGCCCCATCGGCCCCACCTCGACGATGGTCGGCACTCCCAGGAACGACGCCGAATGCTGCTGCCCCTTGACGCCCATGACCCGCTGCGCGCTCATGTCGCGTACAAAGTCGTAAACCGCAAGCGTGTTGTAGCCGGTGTCGATGGCAAGCTTCGAGATCCGCGCGGGCGCTCCATAGAAGGTCGGGAAATCCGCGTCCATCAGGCGCGCCACCTGCTTGTAGATATCGGGCTGGTTGGTGTCGCCCTCGAATACGCGATAGTCAATCGACCAGGTCTCGTCGTTGCGGCCGTGCGCGACCACCTCGATTTCGATGCGCCGCGCTTGCACATCCGCGCCAGCCGTCAGCACCAGTGCGCCTTCCGGCAGCATCCCGATGGGATACTCTTCGCGCCGCTCGTACAGGCGCGCGTCGTCGGGAACCTCACCCTGGTCGGCCCAGGGGAGCCCCAGGATGGTGTTCCAGAACACTTGCCGCTTGGTCGAGTCCTCTTCCGAGGCTTCGTGTTTCTCCGCAATCTTCGCCCACGACAACCAGCCAACCGGCGAGTAGTAGGACGGCAGATAAAAGCTCCGAACCTTTGCGCCGGGATTGTGAGCGCGCCATTGGCCGCGCGGGAGCATCCAGTTTTTCTGGTGATTCACGATCACGCCGTCGCAAGCCTCGCAGACGAAATGAGCGGATTCGGGATTGCCTTTCGCGTAGACAAAGTTGTCGGGCTTCAACTCCTGCATGAATTCGCAGTGAGGACACGGAACGTAGAAGTGCTCTTGCGTGCCCGACTGGAAGAACTTCTCAATGCGGGAGCGCCCCTGGAGCACCGGAGTCGAGGTGATGAAGATTTTGCGCCGCGCGAAATTCGTGGTGCGGGCTATCGCCAGGTCGCACGGCTCGCCCTCTTCCTCTACGTCCTCTTTGAAGCCGTCCACCTCGTCCAGAAATAGATACCGCACTGGAGTCGAGCGCAACCCTTTCGCGCTGTTCGCGCCGGTCATGACCAGGATGCCGCCGGGGAATTCCTTTGCGAGGACCGTGTTTCCGGAATCCCTCGAGCGCGAATCCCGCACCTTGGCCCGAAGCGCCGGGCAATCCTCGATCAGCGGCGCGATGCGCTGTTTGGAATTGCGCTTCGCCATCTCGACCGAAGGCTGAACGGCCATCATGGGACCGGGGGCCATGTCAATCGAGTAGCCCAGCCAGTTGTTCCCGCATTCCGTTTTTCCCACCTGGGAACCGGACATGAGCACAACCATCTCCGCGCGGTTCGAAGGCGATAGAGCGTTCATGACCTCTTTGAGGTACGGCGTCCTCGACGTCCGCCAGGGACCAGGCTCCGGGGAGCTCCGCGACGTGAGCACGCGATTCTTGTCGGCCCATTCGCTCACCGTCATCGACGGATCGGGAGCCAGAGCGCGCGCGGCGGCCTCGCGCACCACGGCCGAGACCTGAGCCATCGACGCGCCGATGGATTCCTGTGGCGTCACGCGGCCGGCTCCTGTGCGAGTCGCTTCGAAACCGTGTCGAGCGCCGCGGTAATCTCGCGCGTCAGCACGTCGTAGATCACCGTCGCATCGGATTCAGCGGCGAGCTGCGCCGCGATGCGGTCGGGAATGTTGAGCATGCCATCGCGCACCACGCGATACACGTTGAAGGTCTGGATGTCGACCTGGCGCCGCGGCATCAGCGTCCCTTGCTTCATCTCGTAATCGAGCCGCAGGAGCCGCGCCCGGTAAATCTCGCCAACAGCGCGCGCATTCGCAAAACTGAGCGTGCCGGATTGAGCGACTTCCGCCTGAAGCGCCTCACGGGATTCCGGAACGGTGGCTGGAGGTGGGATACGGTGGCTCGTTTGCGGAGGCGTCCGCTTCGGCTTAGGACCTGGCCGCGCGTTGCTGTGGTCCGTGTTCGCCTCCCAATCCCGGTCGGCTTGTTCGGAGTCGATCAGCCCGTCGGCGTTTTTGAAGATGCGTCCGCGCTCGAGCGCAAACTGGACCGCGGCTCGTCGGCAACCGCGGTGCCGGGCATACTGTGTGACATTCAAAAGCGCCATTGTGTTAGGCTTGGCCTAACGCGATTCGCTTTCAGTGTTTCCTGCTAAAGCCGCTGATTCCCGTCAGCGGCTTTTCCGTTTACTAGCCGGTTTCGGAGCGGTTCCCTTGTGGGTGATTCGGCCCGCGTCCGCCTGTTTGGGCCTCGCATCTGGATTCACGTCCACGCCGCGCTCTCGCGCAACTTCCTCGAAGGTCTTTCCCGTAAC